GAACTTGCTAATATTCTTAGCACCGAAATTCTCAACGAAATCAATCGCGAAATCATCCGTTCCATGTACAAGATTGCAAAGACTGGTTGCTTACAATCAGATCTTGCTGGATATAACGCCGGTGCGGGTGGTAAGTACGACATCCTTTCAGATTCTGACGGACGATGGTCTGCAGAACGCTTCCGTGGTCTCATGTTCCAAATCGAACGTGAATCTAACGTGATTGCAAAGGAAACTCGTCGTGGTAAGGGTAACTTCATGATCTGCTCCGCAGACGTTGCAAGTGCACTCGCCATGGGTGGATTCCTTAACTTGTCTCCTGCTCTTAACGTCAACATGAATGTTGATGATACGGGTAACGTCTTCGCAGGTGTTCTCAACGGTAAGACTAAGGTCTATATTGATCCTTTCGTCGCCTCAGGAACAAACTTCGCAGTCGTCGGATATAAGGGTACATCGCCTTATGATGCTGGTTTCTTCTACTGCCCTTACGTTCCATTGCAAATGGTTCGTGCAGTGAATCAGGACACTTTCCAACCAAAGATCGGATTCAAGACTCGCTACGGTATGGTAGCAAATCCTTTCGGTAAGGGACGAACAGCGATCACTTCAGGTGATGGTTTGGATACGAACAGCAATGTTTACTACCGAATCTTCCAAATCACCAATCTCCACGGTCAAACTGGTGGATACATTCAGTAATAACTGAATAGTACAGATAAGATTTAAGAGACCGAGAGGGTAAAACCTCTCGGTTTTCTTTTTATAAATACTAGTATGGCTACGAACTATATCGAATATTTAAATTCTCTGCCTGCATCTATTAAAAATCAGTTGCCTGGTGATATGTTATCTACCACAGAATTTCAACCAACAAACAAAAACAAGTTAACAAACAATAAGTTTTTGTTTATTATGAATAGATGTCCATCATTAACATATTTTTGTCAAAGAGCTAACATACCAGATATATCTACAGGAATTTCTTTGCAAGCAAATCCAACTGCAATTGATATTCGTAGGCCTGGTACTAGACATATATTTGGCGATCTCACAATTGGATTTGTTGTAGACGAAGATATGAAGAATTGGTTAGAAATTTATAATTGGATTCGAGATCTTTCTACAGATACCTATGCAATATCTGATATATTATCAGAGAAACAAAAAACTGCGAGTGCAGTATTGCATATATTATCCAGTGCATATGCTCCAGTATTGCAAGTAAAATTTTATGATCTATTTCCGACTCAACTTTCTGCAATAGAGTTTGATTCTACTGCGCCAGATTCAGAAGTTATTGCCGCTTCTGCAACATTTACATACACATATTATGATGTAGAAACTATGCCGACTAGTTGATATTTAGAATTTTTATGGTATGATTCACATATGGCTATATCTTTAGAAGAAATTAAAAAAATGGTGGAGAAGGATATGAAGATCGATCCTTCTGCTTTAGATTCAGAGAGTTTAAACACCCCACAAATTCATAACAAATACCTTTCCATTCTATTGGATGAAAAGTTAATATTCAAACGATATGAATCTACATTAAAAGTTTTAAGAAAGAATAAGTGGTTATATTATTCTGGAAAGATGTCAGAAGAACAGATGAAAGAATTAGAATGGGAATCTTTTGATCTTGCTCTTCTTCGTGTAGATCTAGATAGATTCATAGAAAGTGATTCTGAGGTAATTGAACTAGGAAATAAAGTTGAATTATATAAAGAAAAAATATCATATTTAGAACACGTTGTTAAGATTATTGGAAATAGAGCATGGAACATACGAGCAGCTATCGATTGGATTAAATTTACACAAGGTCAATGATAAAAATAAATTGTATAGATTCTGTAAATCTAAAAATAGAGTGCGAGAAAGATATTGCAAAAGAACTAAGTTCTTTCTTCACGTTCTCTGTACCAAATTATCAATATACTCCGGCCTTTAAAAATAGAACATGGGATGGAAAGATTAGATTATTCAATGGTCTAACCTATACATTATATGCAGGTCTTTTAGATTATATCTATAAATTTGCAGAAGAACGATGCTATAAAACCGAATATGTAAGCACACCATATGACATTGATATAACTTCTGATGATATAAATTCTTTTATTTCTACTCTAGAATGTTATAGTTCTGGTAACAAAATAGATCTACACGATCATCAAGATTTGGCAATTAAGTATGCGCTTACTAATAAACGATGTCTGTTGGTGTCACCAACAGGTAGCGGCAAATCTCTTGTAATATATGCTACTATTAAATATCTTTTAGACAAGATACCAGAAAATAAAAAAATACTAATCATAGTTCCTACTACTGGATTGGTTAGTCAATTACTTAATGATTTTCATGACTATTCAAATAAAGATGGATTTATTAGAAATTGTCATGTTATTTACTCAGGAAAAGAAAAAGAATCAAAACGAAAAATAGTTATTTCTACTTGGCAAAGTATATACAAACAAAAAGAAGAATATTTTAAAGATTTTTATTGTGTATTCGGTGATGAATGTCATTTGTTCAAAGCTAAATCATTAACTACTATCATGACCAAATTGAAAGAATGTCCTATTCGTATTGGAACTACTGGTACTTTAGATGGAACACATATTCATAAACTAGTAATAGAAGGATTGTTTGGTAGAGTTTTCAATGTAACTAGTACCAAAGAATTAATGGAAAAAGATCTTCTTACTAATTTAAAAATTAATTGTTTAGTTCTTCAATACACTCCACAAGAAATACAAGAAATAAAAAGAGCACCGTATGTGGAAGAAATTCAATGGTTGATTGGTAATGAAAAGAGAAATTCATTCATAGTAGATCTATGTTGTAATTTAAAAGGAAATACTTTGGTGTTGTTCAATTTCGTAGAGAAACATGGATTACCATTATTTGATCGCATAAAAAAGAAATCAAATAAATCATGTTATCTCATTTATGGAAAGACTCAGACGGAAGACAGAGAAAATATACGCCAAATCGTCAATAAACAAAAAGAAAGCATTCTTGTAGCATCCTATGGTACATGTTCTACAGGAATAAATATAAAGAATATAGACAATATAGTTTTCACTTCTCCATCCAAATCTGTGGTTCGTGTGCTACAATCAATTGGTAGAGGATTACGAAAAAGTGAAAACAAAGATAAAGTGGTATTATATGACATTGGTGATGATTTACGATATAAGAGTCATAGGAATCATGCCTTGCGTCATATGAATGATCGCATTCAGATATATACTAATGAGAGATTTGTGTTCAAAGTTACTAATATACGTTTACAGGAGACTGCATGAATTATAAGATCTTAAAACTAAAAAGCGGAGAAGAGTTAATATCCGAAGTTACAGAAACTAAAACCACCATTGTATTGATTAATCCTATGGTCTTTAAAACCACTACAATGGTTAATAATCATGGAAAGCCTTACGATCTTACTATATTAAAAGATTGGTTATGTTTTAACGAATCTAAGACTATAGAAATAAAGAAGAGTAATTTTATCTCTATCTCAGAACCTAATAGTAGATCCATTAAATTATATCTTCTTGAGAAGACTAGATATGCCACCTCATATAATGAGGATATTCTTCCTATATCTGACGATATGCCAGAAGTTCCATCAAAGAATATCCCATCACTAGATAAAATATTTGATGATATCGTTAATGAACTAAAATCCTTTCCACCAGAAAAGTTTAATAATTTTCCACTTCCTCCAATGATGCACGAGTTAGAAGATACTATGGCAAATTATCCAGAGATGCCATCTGGTCCCCCAGAAATGGAAGGAGACTTCATGGAAAAGAGAATGATCTATATGACCATGGTATTTCCACCAGAAATGATCATGAATATGATCACCGCTGGAATACTCAATCCAAAGGATTTGGGCAAAATCATCAAACAGGTCAAAAAAGATAATAAATTTACAGGGGATCAAACCAAACGAAAAGATTTCGGAAATAAATGGACAGACTGGAATCCAGACATTCATGGTGATGAATACAAATGAATACAGGGGCTTTAATTACAGCTTAAAGGGCCCCACTAACTATTTTCTTCATCATAACCTACACAGATGAGTATAATGAGAAAGAAAATCAAGTCAAGTAAATTCTAAAATAATATTGATTAATTTTATATTGATGCTATACTATGACCATGAAGAAACGTAAATCCCAAAATGAATTAGATGTTGATATTAAAAAGCTAAAACATTATGTGGATAATGTCAAATTCAATAAAGAAATGATTGAATGGAAGAAATTGATACAAGAATCTGAGGATTGTGACGAAAAACGACCTCCTGTAACCAATTACATAGCAGAATGCTTTTTAAAGATCGCAGAGCATCTTTCTTATAGACCTAATTTCATGAATTACCCCTATCGGGAAGATATGGTCGGGGATGGTATAGAAAATTGCCTATTGTATGCTCATAATTTTGATCCTAGCAAATCAAACAATCCCTTTTCTTATTTCACTCAGATAATATATTATGCCTTTCTGAGAAGGATAGAGAAAGAAAAGAAACAGGCATTCATTAAATATAAATGTTTAGAGATAAATGATTTAGACGGCAAGTTTGTTGATTGGCTTCGGGAAAACCAAGGAGCCAGCACATACTCTGAGTTCTTGCAAAAGACGTTCTTTCTTTCTGAACAAGATATCGAAAAGATGGAACCAAAGGAAAGAAAGAAACGTAAGAAGCGGAAGAAGAGCGAAGACGAAATTTTCGATTAATCATGAAACTGGCAATAATATCAGATTCTCATTTCGGCATACGAAATGATTCCCCATTTTTTCTGGAAAATTCATTAGAGTTTTTCGAAAATGTGTTTTTCCCATATCTCAAAACCAATAATATCAATACGGTTATTCATCTAGGAGACCTGCTAGATCGAAGAAAGTTTGTTAATTTTAACACACTATCTCAAGTCAGAAAGCGGTTCTTTGAGCCCCTGAAAACTAATAATATTGATATGCATATTACTATAGGTAATCATGATACTTATTATAAAAACACAAATTCGTTAAATTCAATTTCTGAATTGTTTAGTGATCTTGGTCATAATATAAAAATATATGAATCTCCAACCAAACTTGTATTTGACGGATTGTGTGTTGGAATGGTTCCATGGATTTCAAAGACTAATGAAACTGAGTGTTTAGATTTTATACAAACCTGCGATTGTCCATTTCTAATGGGGCATTTTGAAATCATGGGATTTCAAGTAATGAGCGGCGTAATACATCATCAAGGAATAACTGAAAAGGAATTCAATAGATTCGAATGTGTGCTATCTGGACATTTTCATCTAAAACAGACCAATAAAAATATCCATTATTTAGGCACACAATATGAGTTGAATTTTGGAGACGAGTGTTCACAAAAGGGATTTCATATATTAGACACAGAAACTCGAGAATTAACTTTTATAGAAAACACTAAAAAGATATTTCATATTATAAAATATGACGATACATTAGGTCCAGTAACCGTTGGAGAACTGTCTAAGTATAAGAATTGTTTTGTAAAAGTCATAGTGACTACAAAAAATAAACCACTATTATTTGATTCTTTTATAGATGATCTATATTCATGCCTTCCTTACGAGATATCGATAATAGAAGATTATCAGGAAAAAATAAATAAAACAGATATCGATATATCCGAAGATACCATTAGTATTATAAATAAAGAGATTGATCTGCTTGACAAAGTTCAAGACAAGAGTAGACTTAAGGTGATTATTAAAGATTTATATATGGAGAGTCTCACATTATGAACGTAAACGAAATACCAAACCCCGAAAATACCCCACTTTTTAAACCCGTCACAGCAGAAGAACTGCAACCAAAACCAACAGATATGCCAATTAATCGAGAACCTTCTGGGGTTCCCATACGAAAGTCGCATAGTTACTATGCTGGAATGTTTGATGCTAAAAATAGACGATTTGCTTATAAAGATACCTTTGCACCATCTAAAGGTATTGTTAAAAAGTCAAATATTAGTGGATATGGAGTATTTGCTATTGAAGATATAAAGGCAGGAGATATAATTGAAGAATGTCCTGCTGTGTTATTAGATAGCACATTTTCTCAAAATAAAGATTGGGTATTAAATAGATACGCTTTCACATGGAGTGCAAACACAGAAATTACTAGAGTCAATGGTTCTACTATGGCACTAGTTTTAGGCAATGGCATGTTATATAACCATGATGATCTTCCAAATGCATATTTTGTTCAAGATGCATATCTTAAGGTCTTTCGATTGTATGCTATCTCGGATATTAAAACGGGAGATGAAATCACATGGTATTATGGCGAAGGATATGCAAATAGGTTGCGAGAAGAAAGAACTATGACATCCGACCACCATATTCCAGAGGGATATAGGGAAGGATCAAATAAA